GTCCATAGACTTTAATGAACTTCTCTACATGCACAACTTCCAGTCGTGCTTCCAACGTACTCAACCTTCCGTCGTTGCAGGCCTTAGGATAACACTCGGAGAGGGAATAGTTGCTAAGAATTATGACAGGCATATTCTTACTCTTTAAATCTTGAGACCCTTTCTTCCTAATGGGCATCTTTGAGCCCTGTAGGAATTCATTCATCCATTGTAGAGTTTTTTGTCCCTTGAACTCGTCTATGACCGCTAGATCATAATGATCGTCATATCCGTCGTAGAAATCTTCCGTTACCGGAATATGATACACAGACAGAGATTTCTCCAAGTGTTCTATCAACGAAGTCTTCCCAAGGTTCCTCTCCCCATATATGAACAACTGCCGTTGCTTGAACCGGCGCGATGATCGGATATTCGCCGTTATCCACTGCGCGATCTGAAGATCAGCTTCGTTTAATCCTTCAATCGTGGGTGGCAGGTACTCTTCTTTTTCTTTTCTAAGCTTAAGAGTACGAACCCACGTACCGTATTCCTCCAGTTTTCTTTTGTTGATCATCACATACCCCGGATCATGTTCATTCACCTCAGCCATACTCTTTCCATCCATGAGCATCTTTGCAATTTCCTCATTCTTCGGAGCCTTCTTTTTCTTGATCGACTCAACGTCCAATCCTTTGACTACATAGCAACCAGCTTTAGTTACATAGTTGACACTACCTCTAACACTGTTGACAACCTTATAGTTGCCATGTTGGCCCCCTACGAAATCAAAGCAGTCGGGCTTCTTGAAATTCTTTCTCTTGTTGAACAAAAGGAACACGTGTAAATGAGGATCACCATTCTGGTGTTTTTCCTCACACACGATGTAGCCTTTTAGCTCATGTCCAAACTTCTCCTCTATTCGAGTAGCTGCTTCTTCTTTCTTCGTGGAGCATTGTGGAAATGTCAGCATAAATTTCATTGCGTTCATCCTGAACTTGCTTGTCTTCTGTTGAGGCCTCTCTGTCGGCGCAGGCTTCTCCAGAGTCTCGTCCTCTGAAGACAATGGTCCTTCTAAGCATAGAAGTCCCTCACTATCGAGATCCTCACCTGGTGAGTACATCTCTTGGGCCATTGTTTTGTGTAGTGGTGAATCCATTGTAGTGGTGTTAGCTAGGACGCGAAGGGCACGGAGGGGCGTAAGTAATATTAAACGCCCCAAAGTGCCCTCCTATATACCCGTGGTATAACCAGGGTGCGTGACACATTGTCATAGTTAAAACTATTTCCCCTCGCAGGAAATATATCGTACGGAATAATCTATTTTTATTTTTAGATTTGTTTGATTGTTTTTGAACACTGTCGTTCAACTTTTTTCCGTTTGATTTGTCCGAGTACTAAGTGGCATGTGTGAGGTCCGAGTACTGGTGGCAAAGGCACGTGAACCGTGGGATGCTTCGCATCCGCACTCTCACAAATTTGATAATATCCGATATGCGTGTGGTTAACGATGGCTTCGCTGTGGTTATGCACGGATGGGAGAGCATCGGCTGCGCTGGGAACAGACTGCGTCTGTACACCCAGCTACGCGATTGCCTACCCGCATCCTACGTCCGATTAGTGGTTGTTTATGCGAGGAGAGAATTAAAAAGTAGTCTGTTAAATAATAAATAAATTTATTCAAGTATCATCAAAAAACAGTCTAGTAGATATTGAAGCGGTAATACCTGAAGGAGAGGCGACAGTACCAAAAGCAAAATAACCAATACCTCCAGTAATAAAAATAGAGTTGTTGCCATAAATAGTAGGGAGATCGAGGGGAATGATCTCCTCATGATATTTCATAACAACATCAGATGATAGTACTGGGAGTGCAGCTGTTGTCTGACGATAAGGGAATATGAAAACCTTATCGAGGAGAATAGTAAACCTATTCTTAGTAAGAAAGTTGGTATGTGATGATATGAGGACACTAGTAAGTATATCAGTCCCAGTAGGTGGAGAAATAACAGGTTGCAGGTCATAATACAAAATGACACGTATAAACTGATCTTGAATAACTGTAGCTGCTTGACCAGAAAGAACGAGTCGAAGGGAGAGCGCTCGATTATGGATAGCACGGCCAATCCGATTATTATAATCCGAACCAACAACAGTGGCATTAAGATTACCCTGGTTGCCAGTATTGGTCACATTGAAAGCATTGGCAGAGTCAAAACATTTACGTGATTGAACAAGCCAGGCAAGCTTGTCAACACTCATACTAGTGTGTTTCTATATTTCAAGATATTTAAAGATAAACTAATTCTTAGAAATGTTGCCGGGAAGTCATAGATTGATCTTATTGGAAGAGAGGGCTATAAAACAGAAACGATTGGTTAGGACGCTGCTTAAGTATGCAAGAGGGCGCTGAAGACGTTAAACCAGTTAGAACACCTAAGAAGAAGGCACCTGTCAAAAGACAAGCTTCCGTTGTTTTTGAAGACAATAATCATCCTTATAAATCACCATGGTCAAAAGCTCCGTCAAGACTGTCACATATACCAGTGGATCTAGAAGAGCTAACGCAGCACGTACAACAGTTGCAAAAGCGCGTCAAATCCTTAGAAACCGAATGGTTGCAGCTCCTAGAGCGCCTCTCAGAACCGGAGGATTCTACGGTGTATATAACCGACGAGGAAGAGATGAACTAAAGTTCGTGGATGCCGCTGTTTCGTTCACTGCGTGGACAACAGCTGGGGCAATAGCAATCCTAAACGGAGTTGCTCAAGGAACAGACTACAATCAGAGAATAGGAAGAAGTACACTACTGAAGTCAATTCTATTCAGAATTTCTGTTGGAAAATCTGCAAATAACTCAACAGGTTCTACCTGTAGATTCCTTATATTCTACGATGCACAAACAAATGGCGCAGCACCTGCGGTGACCGATGTACTAGCTGCTGCTAGTTACCTATCCCCGATGAATCTAAACAACCGTGACCGTTTCAAAATCCTATGCGATACATATATCGATACAGAAGCATACACTGCCGATCCCATTGCTACAGGAACTTTCAAAAACGAAACTAAAACGATGTTCAAGAAATTCAACATGGAATGTCAGTTTTCGGGAACAGGTGCTACCGTTGGTAGCATAGCTACAGGTGGTATTTTCATTCTCCTCATTTCCGATGAGGCGAACACAGTGGGTTACGAATTCTATTCTCGTATCCGTTATACTGACAAATAAAAATTGTAAATTTTATTCTCAAATCAAATCATCATTACCCAGTCCATAGACTTTAATGAACTTCTCTACATGCACAACTTCCAGTCGTGCTTCCAACGTACTCAACCTTCCGTCGTTGCAGGCCTTAGGATAACACTCGGAGAGGGAATAGTTGCTAAGAAT